ATTCCTTGTATGTGGATCGAGGAACGAGTTACATCATACAAATTGTTATAAGTATTTTAAATTACGGATTATGAAAAGTGGAATAATAGACAAAAACGGAATAGAAATAAAAGCAGGTGATACTCTCGTATTACCTTATGTAGACCCTATGGGTAGACTTACAGACGATCCAGATGATAAAGTGAAAGTAGTTTTTGAGCATGGCTGTTTTGGATACTACTTTGGTAAAAGATTTAACGCTTTGTTTGAATGGCAGAAAACAGAAAAAGGTGAATACATACCAAACGAAGGAAACGAAGTAATATACACAGGTGAATATCCTTTTTGGGTAGATACTGAGTAATTTTATTACTTGTAACGGTTTGTGTATGGTGCGGATTGTAAAAAATAAATTTAATTAAGATGGACAATACATATAAAGTTGTAATGATTTCTGAAAACAGAAGTACAGATAAAAGATACATTGACAAAGTATTAAATGTAACGATAGGCCAACATAAGTTTAGCAGAACAAATGCAACCCCAAAAATACACGAAAAATTAAGGGAAGTTTACGACACTAAATCGAGAAGGTATGTTGGATTTGAGTGGGTGGTTAGTTCTATTGACTTAAAATAGCATTACACACAACGTTGAAATAATAGGCTGTCCGTAGGATTGCTATTATAGAACGTTATGACACGTTTTAATGTGTCTAATTTTTAACAAATATAATTAATAAATATGGAAGAGATTAAATTAAATAAAGAGAATAAAATATCTCATGGGGTATATATTGTGTCAGATATACCACATTTAAGTATATGGGCATTTTTACTATTAAATAATATTAACAGTAAAGGAAGCACTATGAACGAAGATGAGGGTTCTATACTAGAAATTTATAAACAAGGATTAATATACAACTCAACTAAAGGAAAGATAAAAATATTTCCTGTAGGAACACTAAAAAAATTTTACAAATAAATATAAATTATGGAAGAGATGTTAAAGTATAAAGTAGAAAAATTAGTATCTAACTTTAAAGATAGTGAGCACCCTAATAAAATAGAAAAAGGGTATACTTTTGAGGGTTTAGGTTATTACCCAGTAGTAGGACAATCATTTTCTTTAGTGGCTATCGGTAGAATATTTCAAACATCTACTGTAACGAATACAGATAAAGATGGAGAGTTTGAAACAAATAACTCTACATATAAAATAACAGAAGTTAAATAAAATATTATGAAACAATATTTAGACCTATTATGGGAAATAAAAAACTATGGAGAATTAAAAGAAGCAGCTAGAAATAATATGCCTTCTACTATAAGTAAGTTTGGTGATCAGTATAGGATTAACCTAAAAGACGGATTTCCTGCGTTAACTACAAAGAAGCTGTTCTGGAAAGGAGTTGTAGTAGAGTTATTATGGTTCCTTAAAGGAAAGACAAACATTAAATATCTTGTTGATAATGGTGTTAACTTTTGGAATGAAGATGCATACAACTACTACTTAAAGGTACACAAAAGTATAAACTTTGGACCAATTCAATTAACCTATAAAAAATTCGTTGAGATAATTAAAGATACTGGGTTTGATTACACATCTCATAAATGGTTTGATAAAAATCCCTATAAACTAGGGGATTGTGGAGAACAGTATGGTAAGTTATGGAGAAAGTTTGAAGGAGTAGACCAATTAAAAGAGCTAGTTAATGGACTTATGGATAATCCTACATCTCGTAGACACATAATAAACGCATGGAATCCAAGAACAATAAACAATATGGCTCTGCCTCCGTGTCACACTCTATCACAATTTAATACTTCTCCTATGTCTCTAGACAAAAGAAAAGAAATAATAGATGAAAAAAGTTTTAGCACACACAAGAGATTAGACAGCATAGGATTACCTAAGTATAGATTAGATTGTAAACTTTATCAACGTTCAGGAGATGTCTTCTTAGGGGTCCCAATGAACTTAGCTTCTTACTCATTACTAACACACATCATAGCTGAAATAGTAAACATGGTTCCAGGTGATTTTATACACACATTTGGTGATGCTCATATTTACTGTGATCAAATTGATGCTGTTAATACTCAGCTAGATAGAGAGCCTACTAAGCTACCTAATCTAGAGATATCTACAGAGTTTACCAGTGATGTTATTAAATGGCATAGAGGTAAAATATGTTTTAATACTTTAATAAATAACATAAAGCCTGAGTGGTTTACGCTATCCGACTATAACCATCAAGAAACTATTAAAGCCCCACTATCAACCGGATTAATTAAATAATATGTACTTAAATTTATCAACAGGAGAGGTATCTAGATACGAAAGCTATTCTAAGTTAGCTGTTATAGGAAAAATTAATCTACATAAAGATGGAATAGTAGATGACTTTATCGACTTAGTTAAATTAGAGTTACCAGAAATACATTATACAGTAGACTCCGAAACAGGTGATAACACAGAATTCTTACTACATGTAAGTAGAGAGATAGGAAACATTACAGGGATATCCATAAAACATATAAACGCATACACAAGGCTTATACTTATAAACAATACTAGTGTAGCAGTAATTATAAACGACTCTGGTTACTTACAACTTAGAGTTAGAAGTCATTATTTTCTTCTCAGCCTGCTAGTAGAATATGAAGCATAAATTATGAGATTAGAGATAAGTGATTTTAGCTTACAAGGAGCCTTTGAAAGGTTTTGCGAAGAGATAGAAGAAATAGACCCAACTAAATGGCCACTAGACCTAGAAACAATGGTAGACCTTCACGATTATAAAGATATAGACGTAGAAGAAGTAGCATCAAAACTAGAAGGAGGAGGATTAGTATTCGGGTATATAAAGTCACAATTTGGTGCTAATGCGAATAAAACACAAAGCTCAGTAGACCATAGAGTGCATAAAGGCACTAAATCATGGGGATCAGCTTACATGGCAGTGTGGGATTCAATAAATAGTACTAATGTCGTGGAAGGAAGTAGATACGAGACTAAAGGAGAGTGTGTAGATGCAGCAAGAAAAGCAACAGAAGAAACAGGTAGACGTACTTATGTATTAGTAGGTAAATATCCTATTGGATTTTCTAGAGCATTATCAGAAGTAAATTACAAACCGTCCCCAAAACAAGAACTCGGAACCTACGTATTTGTATGGTAATTATTAATTAAAACTAAAACTAAATATTATGTCAGAAAAGAGAAGAGTTTTTATTGAATTCAGTAAATTGTCTATTATGATTATTGTTGTATTAATACTAGCTAACGGATCAGTATTAAAGAACAATAAGGTAGACTACAATAATGATAAATTAACTACTGGACTCGATACAATAAGCATTAAAAGAGGTACATACTATAATCCCTCAAAAAGTCAGTGTGACGATACACCTTATTATACTGCAAACATGTCTTACATAGACAGCAATAAGCTAAGAGCAGGAAAGATAAGATGGGTAGCATTGTCATGGGATCTAGTAAATGACGCATTCAGAAGAAAAGTAGCTTACAGAAAGTGGGCATGGAATGGCCCTCTTAAATTCAATACTACTATAACAGTAATATCAAAGTCACATCCATACCTAAACGGTGATTGGATTGTTAAAGATGTAATGAATCCAAGGTATAGAAAAACAATGGATTTTTTGTTTTCTGAGGATAATTCACCTAACTTAGGTGTTGCAAAAGATATAAAAATAATATACAACAAATCACTTTAAACTTATAAAATGAGAGTAATAGCAATATTAGAAGTAAACGAAGATAACGTATTAGATGCTCATGCTATGAGTACTGGTTGTGGAATTGGACTAGATGGTTATGATTCTAGTTTAGAAGCGGCTATAGAAGGAGAACTAGGTTGGGCATCAGAATCAGGTATATCAACTATAGAAATAATAACTCCTGATGCTTTAAACCCTAATGATACTGACTTAGGTAAGATTATTAGAACAACATTAAATAGTTAAACAAATATAGTATATGACAAAGCAGAATAAAGGAACGTTATTAATTATGGACCTAGATTCTCTAGTATTTCAGGTTGGTTGGGCATTTAAAGACCAGCTAAACCTAATAGGTGCTGCAGCTGCAAGGAAAGCAACTGATAAAACTATTGAATATGCACTGAGAACTACAGGAGCTACACACTACATTGGATTTTACGGTCAAGAAGGAGGAAGGAAGACATTCAGACATGAATTTGCTACCTTAAGAATATACAAAGGACAACGTAAATCTGAAGAGTGGAGTAACTTCTTTAGAACTGTAATTAAAGACCACTTTAGAGATAAGTGGAATGCGTATGGATTACTAGAGCTAGAAGCAGATGATGCAATAACAGTAGCTTACGAAGAGTACAAAGACGATTACAAATGTATTATTTATGGTCAAGACAAAGACATGCTTCAAATGGCACCCTTTGTAAGATTTAATAATATAAAAAGATCATTCGAAGGATTCAAAAAAGAAGAGGGACGTAAGTTCTTCTGGAGCCAATGTTTGCATGGAGATACAGGAGATAACATAGAAGGTATCCCAGGTGTCGGATCAGGTAAAAAGGGTGGAATTACCTCTAAGAATAAAATCGTTCAAGCATTATGGGCAATGGAAGACCCTTCGGAAGAAGAGATGTTCCAACATGTTCAACAAGCATATATTAATAAGTTTGGAGAAAACTACTTATATAACTTAGTAGAGAACTACATTCTATTATACATGGTAAAAAAGCCTTGTATGGATTATCCTAAAAACCCAGTACTACATACTTTCACAATAGAGGAAAGAGTAGAAACAGCAGAAGAATTATTAGACCTTTAAAATTTAAATTATGTCAGACGAATTAAACACATTAGAATTAAAAGATTTCTTAGAATTAGTAGATGGTATTCTAGAAGGAATAGAATCAGGAGTTATTAAAGCAAATCCTTTAGCTCCGTTAAAAGATATTCCTCATATAGATTCTATAAATAAGAAAGAAGAAGAAGTAGAATTATCTGAGTCTCTTGATTCTTCAGAAGAAGAAGAAGAAAAAGAAGAACCAGCAGTAACTAATAATTTATTAGGTCCTATATCTAAAGGTGATATTTTTGGTAAAGTAATGGATCCAGAAAGGGTAGTAATTATTACAGGACCTGAAGGAGTCCCTATGTACTTTGGTAACTATTCATCTGCAGCAAAAGCAATGGGAGTTGGTCCTGCTAAAGCAAAGAGATTGTCTGATAATGGATTAACAGATGACTCATTAAATGTTTGGTCACTTATATCTATTTTATAATGAAAGATGACCTTAAAGGAAGTGATGGTGGTATATACAGAAATGATGGACTAACAACACACTATAATAAGTCATTTATACCATATATTAAACTAGAAGAGCTTACTGGAGGAAGCATATTTGCATATTTAGCTTGTCAAACTCAAGTAAACAAGTATGCTAAAAGNATCGGATTAAAAGATGGTGTTCCTGTAGAGAAAGATTATGTAAAAATGTCATTCTACAGAAAAGCAGCAGACTTTTATAAAGAAAGAGTTGATTATGTAAATAAATGTATAAAGCAAGGTATACCTATAGATAACAGAAAAGGATACGCAGCTACTTTAGACATAATTGACTTGATTGCTCCACAAGTATTTTCAGCTCATAATAAGCCAGTGTTAGAGGGAAGTAATCTAAGCTACGACTTAGAAAGTGTAATTTTAAATAAATAAATAATGAATGAATTAAAAAATAAAGATGTAGTAGGCATAGTAAAAAATAGGGTCGAGTCATCTCACTTAGGTGCAATTACACAGATTTTAGGAGAAGAATTCTTAAAGCATGAAGACTTAGTAGAAGACATTCATACTATACTATCCATGGGTAATAACATGATTATTCAAGGTGATGGTGGTTTTGGTAAATCTGACATAGTTAACTCAGTTTGTAAACAGCTAGAATTAGATGTAAACTACCTAGTATGTAATGAATCTACTACAGTAAGTGATGTTCTTGGACCTATTGATATCAACAACTATCTAGATGGTAAAGGTTATGAGAGAGACTTTGAAAAAGGTGTATTCAGAGGAGAAGGTGTACTAGTTATCGAAGAGGCTTTCGACGCACCGGCAGATGTAATAACAGCAATTAAAGATGTAATGTCTAGAAAGAAGCTTGTACATAAAAACGGTCATGTTGAGTCACTGGTATCTAACGTTATTTTAATTACTAATGTATTAGTAGAAGATTTACCTAAGAGTCCAAGTATAAGTGCTTTACTAAGCAGATTTGTAATAACTCACACTGTAGATTGTAAATGGTCTAAAGAAGACTACTATAATTTACTATCTCTAAGATTTCCTTTTATGGATACAGATTTAGTAGAATACCTTTCTATGGTATTTTCACTNAGTACAGGAATGTCTCCTAGAAAGGCTTTAGACATAGCTCCAATTATTGAAAGAAAAGGTACATCATTTCTTAGTAGAGTATTAGACTTAAAAGAATCAGATATTGAAACCTTTATTGTATTCTCAGACCATAGAAAAGAGATGAGAGAATGTATTGAAGATTCAAAGGTGTTTTACGATAAGTATGTTAATATTATGTCTGACTACACTAATGGTAAAAAAGATAAAGGAGCTACAATAGAAATGCTAACTGTATTTAAAGACAGAGTATCATCCAATAAATCTCCTGATAGCCTAGTTAGTAAGCTTACTGAAAGCATAAAATCTATCACCAGTGAGCAGTATTAGGGATCCATTCAAGACTGAGGACTCATTAATAAAACGTGTAAAAGGACTGTACTACCCTAAATATGAGGTATTTGAAGCCCTTTTAGAAGACTCGGGGATTTACTATAAATTCAGGTCAGGTATCATCTATGATATATACACACTATTTTTTCATGCTACTAAGTATGATGATATGAGTGAGTATGAATACGACCTAGGGTTTTTAAATCACCCAGTACTATCACACAAAAATGAGTACAGAGGAAGAATGAAGTTCTATATGGAAAATATAGATTACAAAGATGTATTAAAATCTTCTATGTATTCTATAATTAATTCTACTATAGATGTGCTAAAAATGCTAGATATGTCTAACAGACAAGGACTTATAGCTACAAAACAGGTAGATAAAAACACAGGTAATTACAAATACTATGTTAAGAAAAACCAAAAAATAACTGTAGAAAGTTCTAATAGAATAGAAAGGTTTGTCAACAGTATTATATCTAGCAGTGCAGAAAAAGAAGTAAAGTCAGATGTATTAGATAACATAAATTTAATAGATCCTTTAGAGATAGCGCTACCAGACTTTAAGTATAAACTAAGAAACGGATTGATAAATATACCTCCTAGAAGTATAAAAGAGAANGGTATAATAATACTAGAAGACACATCTAAATCAATGTACAAAACATCAAGCAGAACTATATCTAAAATGATAAGGAATATAGTGTGCTTAAGTAACAAATCGATTACTTATGTGGAGTATAATAACAGTGGTGCAAATGTTACAGAGCTAAATAATAAAAAGATAAAGAGCTCATTCATTAAGCAACCTATCAGTTATTGTTCAGGTAGGTGTGACTTAAATAGTATTGTAGGAAATCTAGATCTACCTATAGGTGGTGATATATTAGTTATTACTGACGGTATGGACAGTATTGATGTAAATGATAAAATAATAGACAGTAAAGTATCTATTAACATTATATCACAAGAGCCTTGCGAGTCTCTAGTTAATACATGTAAAATTACAAATGGTGTAACATTAAAAATAAGATGAATAATTTAAAAGAAAATGAAGTAAAGAAAGAGTTCGTACTTACCCCTTACCAAGATAAAGCTATTAAAGCTATAAACAAGTTTCTTGACACTAAAAATAAACCTATTGTAGATAGAAATGAAGATGATAAATATGACCACATATTTACATTATCTGGTATAGCGGGATCTGGCAAGTCTTCTATTATTAAAATGGCTCTAGAAGGAAGAGATAGTATTGTAGGTGGAGCAATTTCACACTCGGCTAAAGAAGTACTAGAAGAAGCAATGGGAATCAAATGTTTTACTATTGCTAGCTTACTAGGTCTTCAACAAACTATTGATGAGAATGGGGAAATAGTATTTAAGCCAAAAGCCAGAGGTGCTAATGGTTTTAAAATGCCTATAGAGTACAGTGGTATAGTTATCATTGACGAATGTAGTATGATTGATAAAGAGATATTTGACATCATTAACAACATGGTAAAGGCAGAAGCTAAGATTATTTACATGGGAGATAGGAGTCAGCTGATGCCCGTTCAAGGTAATGAAGACTCCGTAACATTTAAGTATACTCAAGCTATCTTAGAAAAGGCAGTAAGATACTCAGGACCTATTGCAGACTTAGGTAATAGAATAAGACAAGAAATTTCATTATGTGACGAAGAGCCTGATGCAGGTTCAAAACACATGGTAAATGATTGGATGCATGAGATAGGTAACGACGACAGAGTAAGTAAAATCAATGAAGACGGATCTGGTTATATATTTATAAACAGTGTAGACAGTATTCTTACTATATCTAATAGGTTCTANTCAGGAGATGATCCGGATGCTTTGAGAATAATTGCATATAAAAACGACAGTATATCTAAAATCAACAAAGCAGTTAGACAAAGACTGTATGACCCTAATAAAAAGGGAATTATACCTCAATTTATGCCAGGTGAGTTACTAATATCTAGAGGTGGTTATGCAGAATCTGTGGAATCTAATGGACAAGTCAGAAGTATATCAGTTATTAACAATGGTAAGTCTCTTACTGTAGACACAATAAAAGAAGCTGTTCACTACGATGTTGACTGTTATGAGATTACATTTAAAGGAGACCAAGTAAAACATAAGTCTCCAATACATGTAGTTAGATCACATGCAATGCATCAGTATAATGCTAAGTTTGCAGAGTTAAAGCAAATAGCTAAGGGAGACAGATTTCAGTGGAAGTATGTATATGAGTACAAAGATAAATTTGCATGGTTTGATTATGGATATACTTGTTCTAGTCATAAGAGTCAGGGAAGAACGTATCAAAATGCTATTGTATTTGAAGATGATATATTTAAAGTTAAAAAAGCAGATATAAAAAATAAGCTACAATCTTTATATGTCTCATGTACTAGAGCAAAGAATATTGTATTTATATTCAATAAAAACTATCGAGTGGATCAATCAGAATTACCAGAATCAGTAATAAAAAAGTTTAATCTATGAGCAAACTAACAGAGTTATTTATAGTAGGATGTACTATAGTAGATGAGCCCGGTACTTATAAAGTAAAGGTAATGTCTAATACTAGTATGACTAGCGTAGGAACAGAAAACCCTAGGTACTTAGTAAACTTAAGAGCTTGTAAAACAAAAGATATAAACTACTTAGCAAATAAGCTATTTACAGAGGGAGAGGTAGAATTCTCTGACTTAGATGTAAAATTCTTTGTTGGGGCTTTATGGCTTAATCAAATAGATAGAACAAGTGATTTACCAGTCAAAGGAGAAGATGTACTAGCTACATTTGATTATGTTGAAGATGAGATCATGTGTACTAGGATTGAGCCTGTTTATAGAAAAGAGTATGAACTATTAAACACAGATGCTATAAGAAAAATGCACGGTGTATCAAAACTATTTTTATGAAAAACATAGATATTTCTACTATTAATAGTAGATATGAACAGTTATCAGAAGGAGTATACCCTTTTATTTCTAGAGGAAGAGTAACAGTACTAAAGAAGGGATTCTATAAAAAAGATAAATCAAATTATAGAGGCATTAGTTACATGTATAACGAGTTACTAGAAGAAGGAAAAGTTATACTAATGGGATACATTCACGTACCTAATAATTATATCATAATACCAGTAGGATTAGAAATGACTGAAGGCAAGCGTAAACTAATTAAAGATAAGTCATCTGAAGGTTATATGAAACATGTAGGATTTCCTTCATTTAAATCATATGAATTTGAGAAAGACTCACCGGAATATGTTGCTGCTAAGCTAGTTAACGAGAAATTTAAATCCTTAAATAAAAATGATAAAATTAATAACACAGAGAAAAGCATGGTATAAAAGCCTACCTCTAAAAGAAAATGACATTGAGATATCAACACCCAAAGAATTCTTAGAGTGGTTTGATAAAAATGAAGATCCGATTCAACTAGATACAGAAACTAATATAATAGAAGGTATGTTCGGTTGGCAAGGACATCTTAAAGGTATAGGTAAAGTATTTGTTCCTGACTTAGATGAAGACGGAAATAGAATACCTGCTATCAGAGAGTGTTACGTAGTGCAAGTTGGAGATAAAAACAATACCGTTCAATGGGTATTTGATGTTCCGGGATTAGATAGTAAAGATTTGCATGCATTAGATGTTATGTTTAAGTCAGATATTCCAAAGATTATACATAATGCATTATTTGACTATACTGTAGTTGCTTGGTGCTTTGATGTTAGGATGAATAAGCTGAAAGACACATACCTTATGACTGAGATATTACATGCCGGTTATGAGATAGGTCTAGATGTACAAAGGGGTTATAATAGCCTTGCTGGATTGGTCAAGAAATACAAAGGAATAGATGTGTCTAAAGAAGCACAAACAACCTTTACAGGTGATCCTATGAGCTTAGAGCAACTAATATATGCTGCATCAGATGTTAAGTATCTAGGAGAGATATATGACAAACTACTAGAAAAGATATTGGCAGATGGGTTAAACAATGTTATGGCACTAGAAAACTCTTTAGTTAGAGCCTATGGTAACACAATGTTAGATAACTTCTACTTAGATCCTACAGAGTGGCAAGTTAATATTGACTACAACCTAAAGGTAAAAACACAAGCGGAAAAAGACTTCCACTCTTTAATGAGAGAGCACCTTGAAGATGAATGTAAAGAGTTAGGATTAATAAATAAACAAGATGAGTATCTATTTAACTGGAGGTCTAGCACTAAAAAGTTTTCTATACTACACTATTTATACCCTAACATGCCTAAAGAATGCAAAAAGGTTTCAGAGTATAAAGACTACCTAGAAATACTAGAGGAAGAAGATAACCCTACTGAAAACCCTAAGTATCTTAATTGGTTACTTGACAAGGATTATGAATCATTAGAAGAGCATTTAATAATTAAGCACTCTAGATTTCTAGAAGAGCAAGAGATATTTATACCTGCAGATAAGGTAATGATTAATCTTAACTCTCCTGATCAGAAGCTATCATTATTTAAATTATTAGACCCAGACATTACTAGTACAGGAAAAGATATAATCAGTAAGATTAATCACCCATTAGCTAGGAAGATTCAAGAGTATAATAAAGCATCTAAGTTACATAGTTCTTATGGACAAAACTTCCTCGATTGTATCGATCCTGATGGGCAGTTCAGAGTAAAAGGTTATAAGCAGATATTGGCTACAGGTAGATCAGCAATGAATCACCTACAACTTCTTCCTGGAGTTGAGTCATTTAGGAGCCCGTTTAAACCTAACCACCCTGAAACAGGTACCAGAGACGATGGATTTGTATGGAAAATAGTCGGCGCAGATTATGCGAGTTAGCAAATAAAAATTGTTACTTGTTACATAGGTTGATTATGCTTATATTACAGCATGAGTAGACATAATAACAAGTATAGTACAGAAAAAGAAGTGTACATTGTTGATCAATATGTTAATGAAGGTAAGAATACTGTAGAGATAGCTAAAGAGTTAGATACGTATAATACCACTATTAGAAGAATACTATTAAGGAATAATGTAGAATTAATTTCCACTGCTGACAGACTTAGAAAAGTAAAATATAATCCTTTCTCCAATGATTGTAGAGATACAGATTATTGGGTAGGTATGATAGCAGCAGATGGAAATGTAGCAAGGGATAGACCTTACATAAGACTACATTCTAAAGATAAAATAGTATTAGATCAACTAAAAACATTTTTAAGATCAGACGTGAATATTCATGTGGAGACCAAGTTAAACACCGACTACGTAGGATACGTAATTGGGTTTACTAATCTAGAGGCCGCTGACTATTTACAAGAACTCGGTATTGGACCAAACAAGTCTTTAACATTTAAGTATAACGCACCTCTAAATTGGGACTTTGTACGAGGTGTTTTTGATGGAGATGGTACAATATATAGAGAGAATAAAGGAAACAATATGAGGTTTAGTATATGTTCAGCATCAGTTGAATTTATTAACCAACTATATGATTTCTTTACTGATCAAGGTATGACAGCTCATATAAAAGAGGATAATAGAGAATTTAGGAAAAACACTTTATATAGTGTCCATATCTATAAACAATCCAATATTAATGAATGTTATAACTTAATGTACAATGACACTACTGTCTTCCTACCGAGGAAGGAAAGTAGATTTGGCTCGAATTAACTGTAATAAGTTAATATTAAGAAGACCGCTAAAACGGGGAAAGGTTGTCACCTAATCCCGTGCTAGAATATAATAAGAGGGTTGCATCCTTATGACGATTATATTTGAGTGTAGAGACTTTACACGGTCCACCGTAAATTATGCAAAGAGGTGAAGAGAAAGTCCAGCTTGGAATAAAACCAAGTAGCAAGAAGCGGCGATTGCTGCAGTAGTTTGTAAAGAAGATACTTTAGTAAAAGCTATCGAAGACGGTTGTGATTTCCACAGTACTTGTGCATCACTAATGTTTCCGGATAAGTGGAAAGAGTTAGGAGGTGATCCTTATCCTAAAGGTAAGCCAAAAGACAAGACATTACTAAAACTCAGAGGTGATAGTAAAGCAGTAAGTTTTGGTTTATTCTATGGAAAAAGCGCTATTGGACTTGGAGACACTCTTGAAATACCTGCAACTACAAAAGACCTAATTGACGAATATCCTGATGAGTACAGACTATTCTTAGACAACAACAAAGAAGAATATGAAGAATTCTATATGGTAAATAACCAAGGAAGAGATACTCAAAGATCTCTTATGGATTTTATTAAACATGAGCACAAGCAAGGTAGATTTATGGGAGAGGTTGTTACAGCTGATGACCTAATAGATAGATTCTTTAAAACTTTCCCTAACATTAAAAGAACACTGGCAGACTATGCTTTAACTGGAGTAAACACCAGAAGAGTTAGAACGCCNGGTCCTATTGGTAGACTTAGNTACTTTCCAAAAAGTGTTATTACTTTATCAGATAATGAGATGAGTAGTTCAGAAGAGGGTGCTATTAGACGTAGATCACAAAATACACCTATACAGGGTTGTGCTGCAGATATGAGTAAATACGCATTATGTATCCTTAATAAGTACATCGAAGACAACGGTCTAGAAGATAGGATGATACTTAGTATAATGGTACATGATGAGATTCAATGTATAGCCAGAGAAGACTTTGCAGAAGAAGCTATGAAACTACTTGTTGATAAGATGGAAGAAGCAGCAAAGTTTATTCTAGGAAGTAGCTTGCTTAAATCAGAAGGAGCGATATCAGATTGTTGGACTAAATAATTTACTACAATGAAAGAAACAATTATTACACTAGTAAGAATGAAGAAAGAGTTAGGAATACCTCTTGACCAATGTGTATACTTATTAAGTATCGAGCAAGGGATTCAAAGTACTATTCCTGACTTAGCACTTAAGCTAAATACAAACAAGTTCATCAATGGTAATAAACTAAATGACGATGTTAGGTCAATCATTTATAATGTCCCTATTAAAGCAAAAAGTTTAGTGGTTAGAGGTTCATACCCAATCATCACTAAACAGACTGGGGATATAGTCAAGAGACTAGCAAAGACATTCTTACCGAATGGATTATCTAGTAAAGATAGAGATAGGGTTGCAGCCCACTCGAGTAATTATATAGCAGCTCCATTTTTCCATATGTTCTTTGGCATGTTTCCTACTTCAGGTAAAGATAACAAAAACTGGGATAAGCACTTCAAGACTGACTACACAGGCGTAACTCTTAGAATTATGTCTAAAGGTACAGTAAAGAAGCTAGAAAAAGTGTGGAAAAACAAAGATTTTGGTTTATTTCTTATCGGTACCTATTTATTCATAAAGGGATGTAGGTCCACAGAATCAGATAAATACTACATAAAGTCTATACCTCACTATTTAGAAGAGTTAGACCACTGGTACGGAGAAGCTGAAGACATGTTAGAGAGAGGTGANCTTAATTCACTTATGGAAGAGAAAAATAGAGTTAGAAACAGTACAATTGCAATATAATGGGACTATACGATGAACATGTGCTAGAACCCTTCCAAGAAGGACTAGAAAGATTAGATAAAGGTATTCCAATACCAATGCCTAAACTAGCTAAATTTGCTAATTACATAGAGAGAGGACAAAATGTAATGATAGGTGGTAAACAAACATCAGGTAAAACAAGCTTGATGGATTATATGTACCTAATAAATGCATTTATATGGTGGGAATCTCTAGATAAAGAGGACAGACCACCACTAAAGATCTTCTACTTTAATATGAGAAGTAGTACTAGACTAAAACTACAAAAGTGGGCATGTCTATACCTGAAGTTAAAGTATGATATTGTTATTGACATACCAACTTTGAATAATGGAATAGGTAAGCTTTACGACGTATCTGAGGATAAGAAGAGAGCTATAGAAATAGCCTCACTATTCTTCAATAATCTAGAAGATATACTAATATTATCTCAAGGACCTAAAACAGCTTCTGATATATACAATTCAGTAGCTAGAAATATGTTAGATGTAGGTACTATAGATAATGATGGTAAATATGTGCTGAACCCAGAAAACAGCAAACAAATAACTATAGTATGTATCGATAACCTAGATTGTGTTATACCAGAATCCGACGGATCTTCAAGTACTACCTTGGAATCTACTAAAAAGAGGATGTCTAGTTACATAAACAAGTTTAAAGATATGTACAATATTACTACGGCAGCAGTAGTCCCTAGTGTACTAGCAAACCCAAGAACGTTTAAAGACTCAGAGCCTACCTATAAAGAATTAGGTAGTTATTCTAGTATAGCAGACCTTGGTTTTATTACATATAACCCTTATAACGAGGGTAATGTTAGGTACCTAGGCTACGATGTAGAAGATTTCATAATCAATGCTAAAAATCGAATGCGTACAGTGACGATAGTCAGAAACTCTAAAGGTGTAGAGAATATAACTGTAGCAAGTATATTTTTAGGTGAGTGTGGATACTTTAGAGAGTTGCCTACAGCGGAGCAAACAAGTCAACTTGATAAATTTAAGGAACTTTTACACGCTTTAGATTAGGTTAATTAAAAATAAAAGATTAAATTTGCATACCAAAATAAATTTATGTCAAAAAAAGAAGAATTAGTTGTCATGGACACTACCTTGACTAACTTGAAAACAAGAGCAGAATTTGAAATATTATTAGAGTCTGGGGCCATCCCACCTAGTATTGATACACCAGAAAAACTAATGACTGTTATTCAGTTAGGTAAAGAGTTAGGTATAACTCCTATGGTATCAATATCTGCAATCAACGTCATTAAAGGACGAACAGTAATATCATCATCTATTCTAGGTGCTTTACTAAAGAAGAGAGGAATAGAGTGGGAATGGACTAAAGACTTTGTAACAGAGTCACCTGGGAAGATCAACACAGAGATTGAGTTCGAGTATTGGTCAGAAAGGTTTTCTAGAGCTAAGAGAGTTAAGTTTAGTGTTAGTTGGAATCAGATGAAAACTGCAGGATACACAGATAAGGATAACTGGAAGAAGTACCCAAAAGAAATGATGCGAGCTAGATGTATGGCTTATGCAGTAAGGGGTTTATTTCCAGAAGTATTACTTGGAACAATGTACACAGCAGACGAAATCAATGATTCTACTAATGCAGGATACGAAACAGAAGTTACAGAAGAAGGTGAGGTTACAATAGTTGAGCCTACAAAAGAAGCATAATTAATAATAACATTTAAATATTTATAGTATGAGTTTATTAAACAAACTAAAAGGTAATGCAAGAGTTGAAGAGTTAGGATTTGGTATCCATGATAACTGTGTAATTATTTCAGCAAGTAACGAAGTAAAAACTAAAAAAGACGGAAGTCCTATTAACAGGTCTTGTTATACTACTATTGGTCAAGTAAATGCTAAAGGTAAGATCACTAAGAACAAAGAGATTTCTTGGTTTGGTGTAGATGCTACTAGTGATATGGCATATGACAACTTTTTCACTCAATTAGATCAAACCACTGAATTAATGGATATTCTATATCCTCCTACAGAAGAGGGAAGTGCTTGGGATAAAGCATTCACTGGATTACTAGATGAGTTAGAAGTAGAACACACTGAGTCTGCTCTAAGATTACTAGTATCTAAGACTAAGACTTGTAAGCCTTTTATGAAAGCTTTAGGTGATCTATATGCTGACATGATTAACAAAAAGTCAGGTATTGATAGCACAAGACTTAAGCTTAAGTTAGTAATCGATAAAAGTGCAGTGTACGTTCAGCAGCCTAGATATGATAAATTTGTAGAGCCTTCAGACGTTAAGAAGACTGCTCTTGGGTTTAACGATTTAGAGTTAGAGTATAAAGCTAAAGCGGATAAAATTGCTAACACATTTGCAAATGCACCAAGTGTAGAATCTTTATAATATGGACGAATTAGCACTAAAAACCATCATAAACTATAACAAGAGATGGAGGTCACGTAAAGCGACTATTTTTGTTAACAAGTACATAAAACTGATTTCTCAAAAATACCCGGAAGGACTAAAGGACTACTTTGTAGTTCCGGGATTTGAGCATGTAACAAGAAATCAGCCTATCATAGTATTTAATAATACTGAGGACATTTGGGAATTAAGAAGTAATACATTATATAACTATTCAGAACAATAAATATGACATTTTTAAGAGAATTATTAGCAAACAGACCAGTAAAAGTTACTATCCCTTTCGGAATTAATGAGAGAGTTAGGATTGTATCAATTGATAACGAACCAAGAAAGCGTAATGGTGAAATTCAAAAGAAGAATACATACATCAAGATGGTCAAGTTTGATGAAGACAACAATAAAGTATCATCTACTGAGTTTAGTTGGTTCAACCCTGAGCATGATAACAGTTACCTATTCGAGAACGTTGCAACACAGCTTACTCAACTAGGTCACATTGCTGAAGTATTAGGTGCAGAAGAGGAGTTAGATCCTACTATTGGTTATGAAACAGAAGAAGAGATGATTGAAGAATTATCTAGTAAGAAGGGACTTAAAGCATTCTTAAGTCTTACTTGGGAATTATTTAACGAAGCAGTTGGAGACAAGGTAGGACCAGATTCACAATTACTTGACTTAAAAGTAGTTACTGACTATAAAGGTAAAAGACTAGAGTTACCTAAAACAGGTGATTTCTTATCTATACATGTACCTAAAGAAGACAGAAACGATGAGTATACTCCTGAGTTAAATATTACATCTAAGGAAATTATTGCTAGACAAAAGGGGACTGAGCCGGATATGGCAAAACCAGATGCCGAAGGTAACAAACCACCTGAAGAAGAACTATCTAGCTTATAATTATGGAAAATACGAAGAGAGTTTCTTTTCTTCGTGAGCTATTAAGTGAAAGACCCGTATCGCTGTCAACACAGTTATTTAAGTTAGTCGATGACTACGAAATATACTGTAGCTTTATAGAACGGGATGTCGATTTGGGGGAGACTATATCTTCCCCTCTTCGAGATTCCGACGATTGTCCGTCATTTGCGTTATTCATGCCTACAAAAGTTGAGACATTTAGACCAGAAGAAATCTGGTATAAAGACTTGGGTGATGGTAGGTCAGGTAACGTTTTCTCATTTGTCCGTAGATTTGCTTTGCATCATTATGGTGACGTTTTAGTTAATAAATACGACACAGTTAGGTTCATAGACGACCACATGAAACTGGGTATATTATCAGGAACGCCAACAAAAAGAGAGAGGATTTCAAGACAGTTTTCTAAAAAAATAACAACGATAAGGTATAAATCAAGACCGTTCACAAAGAGAGATAAAGAATACTGGGGTAATTACAACCTAACAGAAGAAGACCTAACTAAATTTAACGTAAAATCAGTCAAGTATCTACTAGAAACATCTGGATTAGTTAGAAAAGAGTTTAGGTCTAAAGATTTGGTATTTATATATCAAATATGGGATAAAGTAAAACTATACCAACCAGAAGCGTCTAGATCGTTTAAATTTAGAAATACATGCCCAGGTGATGATTTTAGATATTATCAGGGTTACGAACAATTAAGTAAAAAACCTAAAACATTAATCATAACTAAATCTTTCAAAGACCTAATGGTTTTCTGGAAGATGTTTAACGTAGAGATGGGAATCCCTATGGACGTAATTGCACCGCACGCAGAAAGCATTAAGCTAAGTCAAAAATTTGTTGACGGGATAAAAGATGTGTACGATAATATATTATGTGTATCCGATTATGATTTAGCGGGTGTAAAATTTGCTAATCAATGTAAAAGGTATAACTTTAATTATAAGTTCGTTAGTACTAAAAGAACAAAGATAAACGGTAAGTTCAAAGTTTTGGATAAAGATATATCAGACTATATGTCAAACCACGGACTGGACGAAACCAAAAAATTACTAGAATCATGGGAATTAAATACCATATAACCGACGAAGACTTCCGTCCACTATTATTAATTTGCCTAGACAGGCTGGCTATAGCTTATAGCGAAAACAAGAAAAACTTTGCTGAAGTATTCAAAACACTTCCTAAAGATATGATTGAAGAGCTGAAAAGACTTAAGAAATGTAACAATGAGTACGCACTAGAAGAGTACTCTGATTTAGCTGAATACGCTAGAGAAGTAATGTTTTATGATTCTTATATATGCAAAACGCCAAAAAAGTCAAAGACCCAAAAGAAATATAAAGCACTTACATTAAGAAGCTCCACTACATTAAACATGTTTGAGACTTTCTTAATTACTATGAACAAGTTGCTAAATATATCTCCGGGTCATTTTGTAAATATGTTTCCTAAATGCCCTGTAGAAGTATGGGATAAAGTAGAAGACCTAAGAGAAATGACTATAAAAAACAACGCTGAACATACACAGTACTTAAAATGTGTTATTCTCTGTAAGAAGCTTTCTTATACATACGACGCATACACAGGAATTAATGAAGAAGAAGAAGAGGATTTATTACATAACCTAATAAAAGATTAATATGAAGTACAAAGCAGAATTACAAGATTTATATTTATCGCTTAAAGACGATAATAAATCAATCACTGCCATCGCTAATGTAATATTTAACGATGATAATAACATTGACTTGTCTCTAGACACACTAAAAGTATACTTACGTACTATTAAAAGAGAACTAAACGTAGTAACTACTATAGACAACGAAGAAGATTGGAGTGTAGTAAGAGATAAGTACATCTTTAGTCACAAAGGTGATAAGAAAGTATTTTCTATTGACATGATTGACAAGATTTTCTTGTATTATACTAATAGAGGTTACAACTTTACTAGGTCACAGGTTCAGCAAAGATTTAATCTTACTCCTAGAACATTCAAGATTGTACAACAAAAGTTTAATCTATCTAAAGAGTCTGATATTTTTAGCCCTCATACTAAGAGTACAAACTCTATAGAAGAACTATCTGCTATGACTGAAAGAGTTATGGAAGAGGTAGTAAATTCAGGAGAGTTAACTACTCGTAAGCATGCTCAGGCCCTTAACAGAAAGTACAACACTGTAATTCAGAAAGAAAACTTAGACGGTGTATGGAAAAAAGAAGTTATTTCTGAGTTGCTAGAAGAGTATCCTAATTGTGAGACTATTCAGTTTACTGAGGTCAAACAATCAAACTCTCAGTATAAAGAGATTTCTGTTAACATTGCGGATTTGCATTCGGGATCTAAGGCAGAAAGAATGAAGATTACAGAGAACTGGAGTATGGAAATAATGGAAGAAAAGTTAGAATCAGCTGCTATTCTTATTAACTCTTATAACTCTCCAGTAGTGCATTTAAATTTCTTAGGAGATTTAGTTGAGACTGTTAGTGGTGTTAACCACCCAGATTCTTGGAAACTAGTGCAAGACGGTATGTTTGGTGCTAAAACTATTATCCATGCTAAAAATGTTTTAGTAAGGTTTATTAGCAAGATTAACAACGTTAAAACTATCAACGGTGTTGGCGGTAATCATGACAGACTACAATCATCTAATAAGCTAGCAGACACTGGAGCTACTGATTTAATCTTTGCTATGATTAAAGAGCGAGTTGAATTATCAGGAAGTGATGTTAAGGTTAACTATGACCCTACTTTATTATCATTAGATAGAGGAGATTATGGTGACATTTTATGTCATGGAGACAAGGGACTACATAAAAGAAGTCTTGAGTTCTTGATTTTACAGTTTGCTAAAGACAAAAACAAATTTCAGTTTATTAACACAGGTCACTTACATACTTTAATGATTAGAAATAATGACTCACAGCATATCGGAAGACGTACTGTATGTCCATCTATCATCACAGGTAACAACTACTCGGACGAGCAGCTTGGTAAGTCAGACAGGTCTGGGATGATGATTAATGCAATTAATGCTGTTGGTCACCCAGATCAAATAATCCACAACTTTTAATATGGAATACAGAGACATTATTTATTACGATAAGGATGCTAGAAGTAAACTTATCTCAGGAATTAATAAACTGGCTAACGCTGTAAAGGTAACATTGGGACCTTTAGGAAAGTCAGTTATACTAGGAAACCCCTCCGGGGGAAATCCTACTGTTACTAAAGATGGTGTTAGTGTAGCTAAGTATGTTAAACTAATCGATCCGATAGAAGACATGGGTGCTCAGCTTGCTAAACAAGTAAGTAGCAAAACAGTATCTGCAGTAGGTGATGGTACAACTACTAGTACTGTAATAGCTCAGGCCCTTATTAACTCGGACCAAAAAATATCTAATGTAACAGAGTTTAGAAAGGGTATGGAATTCGCTGTTGAAGAGTGTATAATTATACTATCTAATAACTCTATATCTTGTGTTGGTAATAAAGAAATCATAAACAATATAGCTCTAACATCATCTAATGGTGACAGAGACATAGCTGATATTGTTACTAAATGTGCTCTTGCTACTAAAGAAAGTGGAGGTATTGATGTAGTAATGGGCACATCCAACAAAACTACCTACAAAATAACTGAAGGATTTAAATTTTCTAAAGGTTATGCTAACTCTAACTTTATTAACTCTCCTTCTACCGGACAATGTATTTTAGGTGATTGTATTGTACTAACTATATCTGATAAGGTAGAGAACTTTAGGGATATAAAACCTATTTTATCGCATGCAACATCTGTTAAGAAGTCTTTAATTATTATAGCTAAAGAATTTGACCAAACATTTATTGATATTTGTGCAAGAAATGTGAAGATGAATAATATGATTGTTCCTATTGTTGCTCCAGAGTTTGGAGAAAATGCTATATACAATCTAGAAGACATAGCTATTTACTGTGGGTCTACAGTAGCTACAATGTCAGAAGTTTCTGGAGGTTCTGATACTGTTAGGATAGGCGAGTTATCATCTGTTACAATAAATAAACAGCACACAGTTCTTAATGGAAGTACTAACATGAAAGAAGTAATAGATAGAGTTAATCAACTAAAAAACCTATCTAAAGAATCAGAAAACGACTTCGACAGAAAGAATATTGATAACAGAATATCTCAATTATCTGCGTGTACAGCTACTATAAAAGTTGGTGGGCATACAGAGTCAGAGATTAAAGAAAGGTTTGATAGATATGAAGATACAGTAGGTGCAGTAATTGCAGCAACTGAAGGCGGTTGTATACCTGGCGGTGGTTCAGCTTTGTACCATACATCTAAATTAATTGACAGGTCCAAAGGACCACTTGTTAAAGAACTAATATCAGAAGATTTTAACAAGGGCATAGATAATGTTATATCGTCAATCTGCTCACCAATTAACCAGATACTTACCAATGCAGACATAAATACTAATATAGTAAGTGATGACTTCAATATAGGTATAGATGCTAAAACAGGTAAAGAGATAAATATGTTTGAGGCAGGTGTTATAGACCCATTAAATGTAACAGTCTCAGCTCTTACTAATGCAGTATCAATTGCAAGTATGATTATGACAACGGGTTGTGTAATTGAGTCACCAATAATAAACCAATAATTAAAATGAATAAAATTAAAAAGCTATATACAGAAGATTCTACAGGTAGAATTAGAACTTGGGAATGCCAGATTACTACTAATGAGGATGGCCTTTATGGTATCCAATATAGAGATGGTATTCAAGGAGGCAAAATTAAAGAATGGCAGTTTAAGGAAGCTAAAGAAAAGAACGTAGGTAGAGCAAATCACATGACTCCAGAAAATCAAGCTATTGCTATGGTTGATATGGAAGAAGGTAAGAAGCTGAGAAAAAACTACTTTAAGACTGAAGAAGATGCTAGAAATAATAAGCTATTCATGCCCATGCTTGCTCACAAGTTTGAAAAGTATGTAAATAAATTACCTAAAGATGTATATGTACAACCAAAATTAGATGGTGCTAGATGTAATATTTATTGGTGTAATATATCTCAAAAGGTAGTTGCTAGAACTAGAACAGGTAAAGATTACTCTGCCGTTCTAGATCACGTAGTTGAAGAGGTAGTAACTCTTTTAACACAAAATAAAAACTTGGTTCTTGATGGTGAGTTATATAACCACGAACTAAAAGAAAACTTTGAAAAGATGATGTCTTTAGTCAGACAAGGAAAACCAGGTAAGTGGGACATGGAACAGGCTGTAGAAATGATCGAGTATCATGTATACGATGTTTACAACAAAGATAACCCAACCGCTAGTTTTGACGAAAGAGACACATTAGTAAAAGGAATATTTAACATAGCACCATTCAAATACCTTAAACAAGTACCTACAATAATGTGCACTTTAGATGAACATCAAGATATCGAAGATGCATACTTAGAAGAAGGATACGAGGGTATTATGGTTAGAGTAGAAGATTCTACTTATAAAGTAGATGGTAGATCTCAAGGGCTATTAAAGAAGAAGGTTTTTACAGATGCAGAGTTTGAGATTGTTGATGTACTAGAGGGTGAAGGATCTTGGAAAGGATGTGCTAAGAAGTTAGTAATCAGACTTCCTGATGGCCGTACTCAATCTACAGGTATTGATGGTAGTGCAGATATTAATAAGGAGCGCTTAGAAAACAAGCATCTATTAATAGGAAAGCTGGCTACAATTAGATACTTTAGACTTACGTCAGATAATAAACTGTATATCCCAGTATGTAAGGATATAAATAGACACGATTAATAGGTACAATTAAATTAGTTAACTAAAATTTTAAATCAAGAGGTGTCATAAAATTGGCACCTCTTAAAAAACAATCAAGATGGGTAAAATTACAAGTAATACATTTTTAGCAGAATTAGTAAAATTAGAAGATATTTCAAACATGAAGGTGCATGTTGCCTTTGTTAAATTTATGAAAGCAGGTGGTTCAGAGCCATTACCNACATTTAAAAAGAAGTTTATTAGTGCACAAGCAGGAGACTTACCTGTAGCTGAAGAAGTTGTAGTTGTAGAAGCTCCTGTAGAAATTCCAGTAATTGACGAAGTTACAGAAGAAGCAGAAGTTACAGAAGAGGAAGAAGAGGTACAAGAGGAAGAAGAAGTAATTGCACCAGCTCCAGTTATTGAAGTATCAAATGGAAAAGGTACAGTTGAAATACCAGTAATTAGCTCTAAAGAAGAACCTGCTGTCAAAGAAGAGGAAGTAGAAAAGGAAGTAGAAGAGGTTGTTGAAGAGGAAGAAGAAGAGGTTGTTGAAGAAGAGGTTGTTGAAGAAGTAGAAGAGACCGTTGAAGAAGAGGAGGTTGTTGAAGAAGAAATTACCGAAGACGATATCGAAATCGAAGAGCCTTTTGAAGACCCAGTAGAAGAACTAGTACCTAATACCATTAAATTAGATAGTAGTAATGTAGAACTGGTAAAAGTAAAACCAACTCCTGCAATCAGTAGTAATGTTGGAGTAAGATCTACAAAGAACTACAAGAACGGAGACGAGGTTCCAGACATGCCAGGATTAATTCCTACAGGTACTAAATTTGATGAGCTGATCTCTGACCGTATTACTTCTCAAGAAGAGTTAGACGACTACAAAGAAAAGTACGGCGAAGATATGCCAGAAGATATGGTAGAAATCGGTGGATTTACTCGTAAGTGTGCTGATATTAGAGCAGCTAGAGCTGGTGCTGGTAAGACTTGGACTACTTGTATGTTGGCTGCTAAGGCTAAGATATTTGCTAGAAAAGAGTTTGGTAAAGACATTAGAGTTGGTTTAATTTCTGCAGAAATGAGAGAGTCTGAGTGGGCTAAAGAGCTTAAAGGTTCTCCAATTTTGGAAGAGCTAGAAGTAGATTACATGTTAGATTATGTAGGATGTGATAACTATCAGGAAATTTTCTGGGAAGCATTTGGCGATTATGACATTGTAGTTGTGGATTCATTCCCTGCTGTGATATCTCACTTTAGAATGGTACCGGCAGAGAAAAGAACTGAAAAAGCTCTTGTGTTTGACTTTATTAGAACTTCTTTAATATCAGTAGCAAATAACGATAACAACGCTCAAATTATTAATCAAGCAACTAAAGACGGTAACTACAAAGGTGGTACAGAATTACCTCACATGATGTCATCTTTATCTTTTATTAATGTAGATGAGCAAGAGAGATACATGGAGTTTAACAAGAATAGAAATAACGGTGGTATCGGTAAGAAGTTATATACAATCAAAACTAAAGACGGAGATTTAGACTTTAAGAGTGAGTTATACGATGCTACGTACAAAAAGACGGAAGATAAAAAGCAGTCTATATCAGATCTTATTAGTAAATTAAAATCAGGAGAAGATTCTATTGACGGACTTGGAGAAGATGAAGTAGGTATTAACAACATTCATGAATCAGGTAACGGTGGAGAAACCGAAGAAGAGATTGCAGAGTTAGGTTAATCAATTAATTAAATTATTTATATATAAAAAAACACATTAATATGTCAGTACAAGTAAACAACCAAGAATATTTAAATATCAAGAATGAAGTTTTATCAGGAGAAAAAGTAATAAGAATTGAGGTAACAAATAAACAAATGCACCTTAAGGATTTAAAGTCTGTAATTGTAGATGGGACTCCTATTGAAATGACAAAAGAAGCAGTAAAGGGATTAACTAAATCTATGGGTATTAGTAGCGCTTTTATTAAAACAATAAAGTCAGCTTATGGAGAAGATAATGAAGATATTCTAAAAGAAATCTTGGGTGCTATTAAATCTAAAAAGTCAGCAAACTTAACTTTAGTATTCCACGTACCATCTAATAAGATTACTAATATATACATTACAGGAACTAAGTTAATAACTGACGATCAGTACTTTAAGTCATTAGAGTCTATCATTGAGAATACTCCAGGAGCATACTTAAGAAATATTAATGCTGCTACAAATGGAGACATTAATGCTGTTGTTGCTAACCCTGAATTAGAGTTCCAATTTGGTGGATTAAAAGACGAGGTATTTACTGGAGGTATGACACTAGATCTTAATACAACTGAAATGTCAACTAGTTTCTTTACAGAAAGATTAGTCTGTTCAAATGGTATGAAAACAACTAACAAACTTTGCTCTAAAAGAGTATCAAGTACTGATAAGGTGCCTAAGTTTATGTCAGCTATATTAGATGCAGATTACCATATTGATTCTATCAGTGCATTTAAAGCCAGAATAGATAGATGCTATCACACTAGAGCATCACTAGCTGAAGTATTAGCAGTAGAGACAAAGTTATTAGGTTTGTTTCAAGGTAATAATTTAGATTTGTTATTAAACCACATGTCTTCAACGGAGATTAGAGCAGCATTCGGTAACGAAAGAATTGAAAATTCCTTAGACCATAAGTTCCTTAGAACTAATCTAACTATCTGGGAATTAACTAATGAAGTTACTGCTATCTCTTCTAAAATAGAGAGAGAAAGACTAGCTATTAATGAGGGTACTAACATGCGTTTACAAATGTTAGGGGGTCAATTGATGTTTAACGCACCAGACTTAGCACCTAGTAATATTAAACAAATATTTTAATTAAACGCCGCCTTCTATTATGGAGGCGGCTATCTTTTATTAAACAAAATTAAATATGGAAATTAAAGATTATTTTATGATAGCATCTAGATTTGTTTTTACAGATGAGATGTGTGAAGAAGATGTTAACAGGTTTTTAGATGAGGGCTTAGGATTGCCTAAATGTGAAGCATTCTACGATTGGGATACTGATTACTTAATTGACTTTATCAAGAGTATAGCTGATGAATTAGAAAAAGCATCAATAGTTAGCGAAGATACAGTTAACATTAACTTTACTGAAGGAGATGTTCAAGACTTAAACAGAGGATTCTTAGACATCATGCACGTAGATAGCTCTGAAGCTCAAGTATTTAACTGGAGGCTAGACACTGAAAAAGGTAACCACTTAGAGGTTAACATATCAGTAGGAGAAGACGAATAAATTGATTACATTCATCTAATGAAGTTTAGAAATGTTAAGCCAGTAGATGGAGCCGGAGTCATAATAAAGAGTGTTAAAGACTTTAAAGAAAGTAACCCAGGTGCCTTATATTTTGACTCAGAGTTTGAGAGACAGTGTTATATACTTTTAGAAGATGCAGGATTTAATTTTAATTTTCATCCAGAGCAGAGAGAAGTAATGCCTGGATTTACAACACCAGCATTATCAAGAGCAAAAGGTAAAGTAAAAATATTTAAATCTACTGTAAGAAATATTAAATATACTCCAGATTTTGTTATATATTGTAACAACGGTATAAGTATGTTTATCGAGGCTAAAGGCTACTTTGAAGATTCAAGTAGAATGAGATATAAATTATTTCAAGCTACACTAAGCCCAACAGAACATACATATATAGTATACGATAAAAACAATAATAAGGATCTTAAAGAACTTATTAAAATTATTAATAAGGATTTTGGAGGTTCAACAAAAGACGGAGATACTGAACACCCAAAAATAAATAAAATATGAGTAAAAAAGAAAGCCATTTATGGAATAAAGTTAAACTATCAATTAAAAAAGACGTAAAAAGAATGGGCGCTACAACGCCTATAATTGCATTATACGAAATAGGAACATCTATATCAGCTATATTTGAAATATCTAAAGAAGAAATAATAAACTCTTACTCTGAAAAATCAGACCCAGAAAGAGTTAAGCACCTAACTAAAATATTTAGATCTCTAGCTATAATAGAAGAATACTATGAACTATCTCAATGCAGGCATACATACCATTTAACAAGTCCTTTAGACAGTGAGTACTTAGATACAGAAAATCTTTTAGATACTTACTCAAGCACTATGTCTATTATGTCTGACTTGGCTGTCTCTATAACAGAGGTAGACAATACAAGATTGCAGTATGCATACAATAGAATGTTTGAGTTATCACTAGCTATATGTGAAATATACAACATAAGTAAAGAGAAATGCTTTTTAGCAGAAGAAGTTATTAAAGAGACGGATAAGAAACCCACTAAAAACAACAAATCAAAAAAGAGTGTATACTTAGAGTCTTATAAAAAACTTAAAAAAGAAACTAAAACTAAGGGTGCTATAGAGATAGAAGTAATTGGAGTGATAGATAATAGATCTACTCCACCTTTTAAAGGAATAACCATTAAAGGCCCAGAAGGACTAGTTAAATTTAAAGAAGGAGAGCTAATAACAGATTACTTTTCAGCTTCTTGTTACATAGCCAGCAGATACAAAAATAAAAAGTATGTAATAAACTACTGTCCTAAGATGAGGGAAATGTTAAATGCTTCTATATCTACAATATGTATAAGTTATATACACGATGGTAAGATTATAACAATGGAAGAAGCTAGTAATCTAAATAATCATGTAGTATATGACGATAATACTATATCAATAGATAGAAACGCATTACCAGTAATAGTACCAATTAAAATGTCCTCAATTGATGACTTCTTTGATTATATTAACGACGTAAAATCAGGTAAAATTTAAATTATGTATTTAAAAAACAATGACATTAATAAGAGATACTCTGTATTTCCTATTACACACCCAGATTTATGGGATTACTACAAGAGCGCAGAAAAGCAAACTTGGGTAGCTGAGGAAGTTGACCTTAGTAAAGATAGCTATGATTCTTTATCAACAGATGAAAAAACATATCTAGATAACATACTAGCATTCTTTACTATATCAGATGGACTAGTAATTGAAAACCTGTGTACTAACTTAATAAATGATGTAGATATATTAGAAGCTCAATACTTCTATGGTCACCAAACATTTATTGAACAGATTCATGCTAATGGTTATGCGCTACTTATAGAAGCTTTTATAAAAGATGAAAGTAGAAAGCTAGACTTATTCAACTCTATGGAAACTAATCCAGCAGTTGCAGCTAAGGCTGGATGGGCGCAAAGATGGATCGATCACTCATCATTTGCTCACAGGTTAGTAGCATTTGCATGTGTTGAAGGTGTTGCATTCTCTAGTTTATTTGCAGGTGTATTTTACTTTAGAAGTAGAAACAAGATGCCTGGGTTGTGCGAGATGAATGAGTTAATCATTAGAGATGAAACTGTGCACTATGAGTTTGCTTTAAACTTATACAAAAACTATGTAAAAGATGATCTTAAACTATCTAAGGATGAGCTAAAAGGAATCATCTTAAGTTGTTGTGAAGCAGAGTTAGCATTTGTAAACAGTAGCTTGCCTTCAGGATTATTAGGTCTTACTAAAGATATGATGACTACTTACGTTAAGTATGTTGTAGATATTGTACTTAATGATTTTGGGTGCGAGCCCGAGTTTAAAGTAAGTAATCCTCTTGATTACATGGCTAGACTAGGATTATCAACTAAAAACAACTTCTTTGAGAAGCGTATCGGTGAGTACACAAGAGTAGATATACCAGAATCAAGTGCGGGTATATTTTCCGATGATGAATTTTAAACTATAACATATGAAGATTATTAAAATTGACGGCAGGGAAGTAGGATTTCTGCCTAACAAGATTCTTAATAGAATCAAAAAACAGTCAGCAGGACTTAAAGTAAATGCTGAAGAGCTATTCAAAGAAGTAATCCCATTAATAACAGATGGGATTACTACAACAGAGATAGATGAACTTCTTGCATTTAAGTCTGCGGATAAAATTATATTACATCCAGATTACTCTATATTAGGTGGACGTATACTACTAAGTAGACAGTCTAAATTAATTGGAGAAGAGTTGAAGCCTGTAGACCTTACATACGACTTTTTTGCTGCAACAACATTTCTGGATAAGTACTCAGATAAATCAGAAGAAGAAGAAGCTCCAATCGAGCTACCTCACATGATGTATAAGAGAGTATCTAATGTATTATACCCTAATGATATTAAGCATAAAGATGAGTTGCTAGATGAGCTTAACGCTAAAAGAGGTAACTTTGCTACGCCTACATATACTAACTTAGGAGTAGAAGGTAGAGGTTCAGCAATCAGCTGTAATTTAACTTACCTAAAAGGAGATAATACTGCAGACATTGAAGAAACATTAACTAAGATTGCTTACGCTTCTAAAGAAGGGTCAGGTATTGGTTTGTGTATTGATCCGCTAAGAAGTCAAGAATCTACTGTATCCTCATTTAAAGGAAAGGCTGGAGGTGTACCTAGGTTTGCTGACATGGTACAAAGTAAGATGAGATTCTATAAGCAGGGCTCAAGATCTGGTAGCTGTGCTCTTTACATGTCTCTATGGCACAGAGACATATTATCATTCTTATCCCTTACATTACCTATTGGTGAAGANGTGCTTAGAGCAAGAGATTTATTTACTGCTGTTATTGTTAATGACTTGTTTATGAGCAAGTTACTATCTGACGAAGAGTGGTATTTATTCTGTCCTAATGATATTTACAAAGCAGGTCTTCCAGCATTACAAGATGTTATAGGAGAAGAGTTTGTAGAAGTTTACTGGAAAGCAGTAGAGTTAGGACTAGGTACTAAAGTTCAAGCAAAGACTATTTGGGATTCTATTATAAAGTCTCAAGCAGAGAGTGGTAAACCTTACGTACTTAATAAAGAGAATGCAAACAGAAGAAACATGCAAGATAATATTGGTATTATCAAGCAGTCTAATTTATGTGCAGAAATACTTCAATCATCTAAGCCGGGGTACACTCCACAATGTACATTAGCATCCGTTAACTTATCATGTCAAGACGACTTAAAGTCTATCGCTAAAACAACTAAAGTATTAGTAAGAGCACTTAACAAAGTTATCGATATTAATAAATGGAGTGACGAATGGAGCAGGTCTGCAGGATTAGATCAAAGAGCTCTTGCAATTGGAGTAGCAGGACTTGCAGATTTCTTTGCAAAAAGAAAGATTAGTTTTGAAAGTGAAGAAGCCAAAGTTTGGACTAATGATATCTTTGAGACTATGTATAAAGCTGCACTTACTGAAAGTATGAAACTAGCTCAAGAGACTGGTACTAACTACCCAGCTTGGGAAGGAAGTAGGTATTCTAAGGGTGAGACATATATTGAAGGATGGTCACCTTTACCTAGAGGACAAGCTATTCCAATGAGTAACTCATTATTACTAGGACTAATGCCAACTGCTTCATCTGCTATATTACTATCAGCATTTGAAAGCTTTGAGCCTATTGGTTCTAATGCATTTACTAGAGCTGTTGGTCAAGGTGAATTTATGGTTATTAACAAATACTTAGTGAATGAACTATCAGAGTTAGGTCTATGGACTGCTCAAGTTAGAGATAAGATTATTCAACAAGAAGGTAGCATACAGTCAATAGTAGAGATTCCTGAAGATATTAGATATCGATATAAAACAGTTTGGGAAACACCTCAAAAGTTATTACTAGATCTGTCTGCTATTAGAAATAAATATGTTGATCAGTCTCAGTCATTAAATGTATATCATAAAGAAGCTAAGTATTCTAAAATATCTAGTGCTTTAGTATATGCTTGGAAAATTGGACTTAAGACAGGTGTATATTATACAAGAGCTAAATCTAAACTAAAAAGTAATGCTAAGCTATCTAGCAGTGCTATAAAAGAAAACATCCCGTCTAAGCCTCAGGACTCGTTGTTTAGTTGTGCTGGTGGTGGGTGCTCTACCTGATAGATGGAAACAGACAAAGATAGTTCATTTTATGATGGTGTAGATTTATCTACTCACTTAAGAAGAGGTATTGATTATGTTAATATCTTTGATAGAAGTATGATGAAATATTCTGGAACATCAGAGAAGTGTCCCTTAGTTCATCCAGAGCTAGGGGAATTCTCTTTCTTTTTATCTTATGTATGTTATGTAATGTACAGATATAGAGATACTTTTAGAGCATCTGATTATATATCTTTAGGTAAACGTATACATAAAAAAAGCCTATCAAGCGAATTACCAATAATAGACGAAGATAAAATAGAAAGAGCTAAAAACGATCTGATGATTGGAACAGCATTATGGGTCGAGCAGAACAAGTACATCCAAGACTTCCTAGTAGGTATGCCACGAAGAGCAATACTATTATGCTATAGCTTGAATAAGAGTATCAAGTTTCTGCCCGATACCCATAAATGGCCTGCCCATGCTATATTAGATACACTAGAATTCATTAGACATAACTTAAATAAGAATGGGAAAATTACACCGAGTAGTGATGAGCTTATCTGCGACAGTAAAAAGTGGCAGGTATATAAAACAAATAAAGGCTTACGACATAAAGAAGGAAACAGAAAAGACTGTGACCTATATATTAGAAGGCCCTCACCAAGTAGTAAATAGAATTAGCAAGTCTCTAATACTAGAACCTATAAGTGATTATAGGAACGACAAGATTACTAACATACAATTCTATACTTACTACTACCCTGAGGATGAAGAAAAGGCCAGCGATGTACTGGAGGCTGCAATAAAAAATGCAGTAGATGAATTAACTAGAATAAACAATTTAGCTATTATAGCTTTAAAACAAGGACCATTAAAAATAGAATCATGAAAAATTTTATAATTATTACAGGAGTAAACACAAGTAACTCAGTATACGCATCAAATATTGTTAAAAAGGTTTTAAAGCCTGTATTAATAAATAAAGAAACAGTATTAAATCCAGATGTAAGTAACACTGTACTACTTAAAGATACTGCTGTATCTGCTATCTTAGCAAACAGTTTAATTAATGAACTACACACATTAGGTATTGATGTTATTTATGTGTCGGAAGAAGAGGTAGTAAATGAACATGAGAAAAGACCTAAAATGAATGTGTTATTAATGTACGTAAAAGATGAGATTGCTTGCTCTAACCTTAGTAGATATCAAAACTCCTTAAACGATGATGAAATTCTTGTTCCTTTCTTATTTGGAAGAGATGTATATAATCCTGAGTTAGGAAGATTCGATGGGTACTTAGATTTTAACTATGGTAATATCACAGACCTTGATAAAAGAAGTATCAAAGACGCTATCGTATCAGTGTCTGAGTTTATATTATCAGAGATAGATGAGGTAGGAAATTTAGATGTTACATTTAACATTTTAGTAGACTCAGTTGTTGACTATGCATCAGAACTATATACATTTAGTGAATGTCGTGATATTGTTTCTACTTTATATGACAAAGGAGTTAACATTAATGTAATTACTACAAGCATTGACGATGCTTGTTTATCTAAACAGCAGGTTAATATCTTAGGTATTAAACAAAATGACCTTACTATAGTTGATGAGTTATGTGTGTATAAAGAAAAGAGAGGTGAGTCTTTAATTAGAAAGCCTATAGTTAAATTAATGAACTAAATTAAATAATAACGGGGAGGGTTTCGGCTCTCCCTTAATTCAGTAAAATATGAAAAATACAATTTTATTCTCTGCTATAGAGACACCAGATGGTACATTACTTAAAAGTAATAGTAGACACGATTTTAATTCTCATACAGATAAATTAACTGGAAAGTTTTATGCTGTAGACGGAGGTAATGATTACCAAAAAATAACAGGAGATATAAAAGATTTAACTAGTTACATAATAAGATCTAATGATCCTATAAGTGTTATTAGATCTATTACTGGAAGAGGTGGAACAACTGATGGACCGTTTAAAGCATGCCTATTAAAGAATATGTCAGATGAGTGGCTAGATAACTCTATTGACTATGTTAAAGAAGTAGATGATGAAAACTCTGATATGTATGTAGACATTTACCAAAGAGAGGTAGAATACAGAAAAAATAACAGCATATCTATTCCTGATAGTATCGATCTTAAAGATTCTTGGGATGATTTAGTAACAAGCGAATCATTAAAGGAGATATTCCCTATGTAAAAATTAGGGGGTTTTCTCCCGCTGGTTCTAGGTTTAGACTGACCATAACAACTAAGCACCTCAAGTACAGACAGTTATTATACGTTATGTCCCATCGTGATAATTAAATCAGGGAATCCTTCTTGCATCATAAATGTAAATTTAACGTTTATTAATTAATAAAAAAAGCATATGGAAAACACAGTTAAAGAATTAATGGAGAGTAAGATAATACCTGCAAAAAAATTGTATGGGGATTTGATAGCCCTGAGTCTAATAAACAACTATGAAGACAGTAATACTAGATACCAACTACTTAAAGAATTTATCAAGCTAGGGATTAAAGTCCCATAGAGATTGAATAATCTTAGAGTATATTAATGTATGAATGAAGTAAAGACAGTAAAAAAGAAAAGAAAGAATCCTATCACATTTGGCGTAGTTTTAAACGAAGAGCAAAAAGTTGGTAAGAGCATAATATTACAAAACGATATTACTATAATAAACGGATCAGCCGGTAGCGGTAAAAGCCTTCTTGCATGTCAAGTAGGATTAGATGGATTCTTTAGAGGTGATTTCGATAAGTTAATAATAGCAAGACCAGCAGTGACTGCAGGAGAAGACTTAGGATTTTTACCTGGTTCTGAACAAGAAAAAATAATAGGTTTCTTACTTCCTGTTATGGATAACATAAACGCATTGTATGGAGATACTAAATCTAAAAGAGATAAGATTGAGAAGCACATAGAAAACGGAGATATTGAAGTAGTCTCTGTAGGTAAGATGAGAGGTAGAACATTCAGTAATGCGTTTGTTATCATTGACGAGTTTCAAAACGTGACTACATCACAAGCATTCTTAATCACTACTAGAATAGGTAAAGAGTCTAAGCTAGTAGTTACTGGAGATGTAAAACAGAAAGATATAAAAGGTGATTCTGGTTTAGATAAACTAATATATCTGGCTCCTAAAATAAAAGGAATGGAAGTAGTTAAGTTAGTAGAAAACCACAGAAGTGGTATTGTTAAAAAGCTTATTGAAGCTTGGGACAAATAATTAACCTTAAATAAGTAAATATGAATATACACAAACTGCCTTCTAGCGAAGGCTATAAAGGTGTGACTATTACATCTGTAAGTAGTATTGTAGAAGCCGTAGTTATAGTAGATGGTAAGCCCGAGGTTTATACTGACTATGGTAAAGTAAACGGAGTAGAGTTAGAATTAAAGCCAACTAAACTAAGCAAATCAATGCTTAACACGGTCAAGGGTGACCCAGTAACTAAAGTAAGGTATGACCATGTAGCTAAGATTTTATTTATTAACGAGTCCTATATAACATCGCACCTACTACCGGAAACTACTATGGGAGATCTTGCAAAGATCGTTGTTAAAAACTGGGCTGGTAATATTAAAGTAGATGATAACAACGTTACATTAGATCCAGTTATAACAATAGGTAAAGACAAAGTACATTTAAGGTTACTATCTGAAAAAGAATCTAAGACTGAGGTTATAATGATACCTAGTGTTCTTCCTAAAGGAAAGATGTGGCTAGCTAGTATATTTACATCTCCTGAAGAGCAGATTATGTATGAGCAGTTCCTAGGGCATCCTACTATAGTAAACAGACTAAAGGGTATATGTAAAAAAGAAGGATTAAAGTTTGACGATAAATCTGTTGATGCTACAACACTACCTATACATAGTAAAGACACTGATTCAGGTGAGATTGTTGTAACTGATAGAATCGTTAAGATATTTAATCAATATAAGTTCTGTATGAATTTCTTATCTCATGAACAGGGAACAAAAGAATATGACCTAGGAAAGGTTATGATGTTAGTTCCTAAATTTTGTGAGTACATTATGATGACGGCTAAAAGATCTTCCGAGGGGAAGGTGCCGAATGCTGAGAACTATGAGAACGAGTTATTAAAAGCTATAAATTCTATAGCCAAGAAACCGTCCTTAATGAATTCTTATGAGAATAATTTAGTATAGTATTAATACCTTTAATGGGAGCCATGTCGTAAAGACGTAGCTCCCATTTTTTTTTTTATAAGTCAAATATTTTAGTTGCCCCTAATATCTTAGATAAATCTGCTGCACCTTTTTTAACTTCTCCTTCTCCAATATGCACGGCAAAATTCTTTAAGTTATTTAAAGCTCCAGTAACAACTCCTATTACCGGAATCGAACCACTGTCAGCCATACCCAAACCAGCCTTTACTACATTTAAATCTCCTGTAGAATCCTTTAGTGCTTTTAATGCTCCACTAGGAATTGCTTTTTTAACTGAGTCTGAGTTAAGAGCAATAGTTAATAATATACTACTTATAATAAGCAGTAAAAGATCAGAGATAAGCCTAGACAAGTTTTCCTTTTGTGCAGGGGTAAGGTTTTGCCAAGCCTCAGCGTTTGTTCCTTCTCCTAATATACTCTTAAATTGTTTTGCAAGAGATCCAACAGTTTGAAGGTATCCTTCTATATACTCTGGGTTTTGTTCATAGTAACCACCCTCAGGTAAAGAAGTATCTACAATCCACTTATCGTAAAATCTAACCTTACTATAAGATCCTGACTTCCAGTAATTATTTACTTTAGGCAAGAACCAACTCTTATATGTAGACATAAGCCTACCCATACCGTATATCTTACTAATCATTTGAGCATCACTATCAGCAGACCCAAACAAACTAGTACTATAAGACTTCATACTAATAAGCTCAGCGCTTGTTATAGCTCTACTTGGTTTACCGTCACTTCCTATGTTTCCGTCTTCAACAGACTTAGAAACAAATAAATTATAAGCAGCTCTTAACTTTTTAGCTTCGTCCCCCTTTAATTTATCTACCTCTATTAGATCACCTTTCCTATCAAACAATGATTTGTACCTCTCATCTTTAGTAACATCGTATATCATGTTACCGTCTTTATCTACACTCAAAGCATCCATTACACCTTTACGCTTCATCTGAGCCATAAACATCTGTTCCTTAGCCATACGCATAGGAAGTGTGTTTAAGAAGTGTAGACTGCTTGACTTAAATACATTACCTTTTCTACTTGCTATGTTGTTAGCTGCTGCTTGATGCTCTGGATCTGAGTAATAAAGACCAAAGTCGCTCCTCATAGCCTCAACTAGCATAGCAGTTTGGTTAGTAGTTCTATTACCTAACTTACCGCCTGATAGTACTGCACCTGCCCATGTAAGATCGGTACCACTAAACCTTTTATTTTTACCCATTACTGACTGACTCATCATACTAGAAAACATACCTAGTGAAGTAGTTACACCTTCAATTATAGCCTGTCTACCAGATAAACCAAAAAGAGCAGCACTAGTTACCTTTTGTACCTTATCAGCAAATTTTATAATCCCGTCTTCTTTTTTATGTTCGCTATATACTTTAAGCTTTACAAAGTTACCTAAAAACTCCCTTAGTTTTGCCGAGTCTGAAAACGTTTCGTTATCTTCTATATAAGAAGCCATCGTTAGAGCATTATATAATCCAAGAGATACTTGATACTCAGAAGATCTAATCGAGTCTTGAAAGAACTTAGAAAGTATTTGATCTAGATTAGTTTCTAGAGGTCTATCAACATCACCAACAAAGTTACCCTCTGAATCCATGCCTAGCATATTCATTCTTTTAGGGTTGTCTTGCATAGCAAGATCATTTACCATCTTAATATTACTTTCCTCAAATTGGGTTCCTGTATCCTTTGAAGTAGATAGCTGTGCCTTAACGGATAAAGATATCTTTTCCCCTAAGCTATCAGCAGCCTCTGCTCTACTTTGTTTAGATGCATCCATTAAAGGAACTTTACCTTCATAACCTCCTGCATCCATAAGGGACTTAAAAGATTTTTTAGTTAGAGAAAGTTCAAGACCTTGTTTAATATACTTATTAAACAATACAATAAAATCTGACTCTGCTTTACTTAAACTTTTATCTTTAGGATCTTTAAGCTTAAATAAATCATCTGACCTAGAAGACTTATAAGCATCTGTTATACTCTTATCATCAGGATCTACCTCATACATATTACTAAATAACCCTAGTGTTTGTCCAGTTATTCTTGAAACACCACTCTTTTCTTTATTTAGTGCTAAAACGCTTTTCTTTATCTCTCTCTGAAAAACTGCGTACTTTTGTGTAAACCTGTCTTTTGCTTTTCTTACCTCTATGTCTAATGACTTTATAGCTTCATTATTAATACCCTCAGTAATCTTAACCATATCAAAAGAACTGAACTTATCATTCATATGNCCATGAGTTATACGAGCATCAGCTAACTGTAATATAGTATTGTTTACTAATCTATAATCTCTATCAAGTGCAATGTCTTTAGCATCTTTACCTGTCTTCTTTAGAGATAGAGAGATAGACTCTGCCAAACTAGTTAACTCTTTTATTAAAGCATTATTACTAGTTGCACCAGCATCTCTTCTTTCTATTGCTTCTCTATATTCTTCTTTGTCTTCTTTACTTATATACTCATAATCACGTTTAAGTTTTTCATATAAGTACTTTACAAAGTCAGCCTGAAAAGACTTATCATTCATAATACCTCTATCTGACATTAAATCAGTGTAATAAGAATTCTTTTCATCTCCTGTTATTTCATTTAGTATTTTAAGCTGAGGTAATAATACAGACATATTAGTTGTCTTCATAATCTCAGCTGCTCCATCTGATCTTGAATATCCTGTGGATGGTGCATCTACTATAGATTCTACTGATGTTATGTAACCACGCTTTTTTAAATCTAATGCTACTAATCCCATAGAAATTAGCTTAGCACTTTGAACGTCCCCAGGAAGAGGTTGTACTCCTTTATACTTATTAGATATAGAATCTTTAGTAATGTGTCCGTCGAACAAATTG